AGCGGTCGTGGCAGGACAAAGAGGGCCTTGAGCTTGCCTCGTATTTGACGAGGAGCCGGCTTCTTCTTCGCACGGCGGTAGGTCCTGACGTAATGGCGCTTATGACGCCTTCCCAGCTCGTTGAGGCGGGGTTGTCAGACCCGCGGACGATGTTCATTAAGGAGGAGCCCCATGGCGAGTCCAAAATCGGCGAAGGCCGGTGGAGACTCATTTGGGGTGCTTCCCTGGTGGACGTTTGCACCGCAAGCGTAACCTGCAGAAAGCAAGACAAGCTCGACATCGAGCAGTACCAGGGAGGTCCTTTTCCCGGCGGCCACCAACAGGCAGCCGGCCTCGGTCACCACGACCTTGGCATTGAACGCCTCAGCCGCGAGTTCGACCGTCTCTTAGACACCGGCCTCGAGGTTTTCGACGCTGATGCAAAGAACTGGGACATGACCGTGAACCGGGACTCCATTTATGCAGATGCTTGGAGGCGCGTTCTCTTGTATGATGGTTCATTCAAGGACGTGTTTGAAAGGATGGCTCTATGTGAGGCAGCCGCCAACAGTGCACATGTCGTGCTACTCGGAGGCAACCTTTGGGAGGTCCTGAAGCCCGGAATTACGGCCAGTGGCATTTTGTCCACGACAGCACAGAACTCGTTCATTCGTGCCCTACTTTATTCTTTTGTGGGCATTAAGCACACTGTTGTCGCGGGCGACGATGCCGCCGGTGCCCGTCTAGCAGGCTACGATCATCGTGCCGACCTCGCGGCTTACGGGCCGATCGAGAAGGCCGTGAATCTCTACACCCCTGAGGAGGGGCTCGAGTTCACGTCGCACCGCTTCATTAAGACCGCGGGCGTTTGGCGGGCGGGCTTCCTCATGTTGGGGTAGGCTTGCGCCCGCCTCGCTCTCGGCGAGAAGGAGGTGCGTCAGGATCAGCTTGCGGGACTTTTGTTCTGCATCAGGAATGACGCGGGCCTCACCAGCGACCTAGGCCGCCTGTCTGAAGAGATGGGCTGGCCCATTGCTGGCGCGGAGCCCGTGTTCCTTCCGTTCTTGGATTAGGGAATCTGCGGCGTTAGCCCCCAAAGACCCGGGCTTGGCAGATGGGCACCCAATTGCATGAATAAAGTTGGGTTTCTTTAGAGCACAGGACGAAGCGCCTGTAGCTAGGAGTGCCATAAGAGCCTCCACATCTTTGCCATTTCGTTTCTTTTGTGCTGCGACTCGCCGTTATGGCGGCCGGCAAGACCATCAAGCGCATCACCAAGCGCAAGAAAGTGGGAAAGGG